AGCTGCAAGAAGCATATACTAATGAGATAACAACTCAAGATCCAGATAATAAAATTAAACCCGAGTTAATTAACGCAGGGAAAGAAATACTAGATGAGTTCTTTGACCAGTATGCTGAGACTAAATTCGATGTCCTTCATAAAGAATATGGTTTTAAATTTGTTCTAGGTAGCTATTTAATATCTGGCTACATAGACAGAATAGATTCTTGGGGCGAAGACGGTGTTAAGATTATAGATTATAAAACTGGAAAATGGGAAGTATCACCGAAGGATATACCAACCAATTTGCAATTAGGTATCTACGCAATGGCAGTTGATTATCTGTATCCAGATAAGAATATATACGCGGAGCTGTACTATCTCAGATCCCGGAAGGCGTAAGGGTCACCTCTTTACTAAAGATGATATTAATAATATTAAAATTAATTTAATATCAACTCTAGACTCAATCATAAACGATTCAGCATTTCTGCCTACAAAGAATGAGCGCGTCTGCACGTTCTGCGACTTTGCTAAATCTGGTGTTTGTGGAACTGGTGTATTTAGAGCTAGAAAACTAGCAAAAGCTTAGTAATTAATTTAATCCTAGAAAGCAAAAAGCCAGGGCAAAAGCCCTGGCTAATTACTCTTTAGGTATTGACTATTAGAATGCTGATACTGGATTGAGTGCAGCGTCTTCGATGAGATCGAAATCGCTGAATTCACTGACTACTTTGGTCGCTTCAGTGCGTGAGTATCCGAGTCTACCGAGGTCTGAAATGATCTCTTCGTTAACCTCGATCAACATACTATCAATTACTGTGTTTAATGTATTCATGTTTTTGTACTCCGTTTTCTTGTATTTGGTAACCCTTACAGGTTTTTTGTTTTTTTACTTTTTATAATTTATAATGGAGTAGATTAGTTTAGATCTAAAGGATACCATGAAAGAGCTCAACATTGTCAAGCCGGAGGAATATTTTTTGGAAATTTCTCCATTAAAAAATCATCCAGATTTTAGTAAAATAAAAACCATTATACCAGACCACGATTCTATAGAGACTACGAGCGTTAAAAGAGGTAACGCTTACCAGCATACAAAAACTGGGTTTAGGGAAGACCTAGGTTTAACATTGAGATCTAATTGGGAAGCAAATTTTGCAAGAATTTTAACAGCGTATAAAATCAAGTTTGATTTTGAACCAACTGTTTTTGCGTTTCCAATTAAGAAACGGAACTAAGGGATACACTCCTGATTTCTTTATGCAGAAAGATTCTAGTTGGGTAGAACTCAAAGGCTATCTCGATGCAAAGAGTATGACAAAAATAAAAAGATTTAAAAGATATTACGAATCTGAATTTAACAAACTCACATTTATTATAAGCAAGTATTCAACTGACGGTAAAAATTTCGCAGCTGAACTAGAAATACCAAGAGTAATCTTCTATGAAGATATTAGAAGTTTTTACTCTGATAAAATATCAATTTGGGAAGGTAAGTAATCATGGCAGCATATAAGGAACAGTATTATAATTTAGAAGAGGAGGAAATGCAAGCGCTTATAGCCAAAGCTAAAGGCGGAGACGAAAGAGCTAAAAAAGAATTACTAAAAGTTTTTAATAATTTTCTTACAAAATATACAACACTATTGTATTATGGCAAATACAATCTGAACGACTATGACATAAGAAGGTTTACCTCTTTATTCGTAAAAGATTCTTATGTTAGATTTGCTCTTATGAAAAATAAGCTTAATCAAGCTGGATACAAGCACGTAAATGAAGTGTTACGACGGTATAGTATATATGGCAAAAAGATATGGGGAAGAAATAGATGTCAGACAAACCGTAGACATGACGTTCTTTCAGTGCATAGGTAGGTATCAAAGAAAAGATTCCGAAAAAGGACCAATACCATTTAGCCGGGTTCTTGTATAGTTATTTTTTTTATCTTCTTAAAAAGAATGTTGATACATTCTTAATAGATCAATTAGGGAGAAAAAGTTTTCCTCTTTTAAGTGATGACTCAAGTGACGATGGAGAAGATGGAGCAAAGCAAGTTGGTTTTAAAGCTCCACCAGAAGAGAGGGAGATGGAAGAATTTCTTTCTACAGAAGACATTAATGAGTTTTGGGTACTTGGCGAAACATGCGCAGAACCGTTTATATTTCTTTCGGTACAAGAAAGGCAACTACTCAAGTGGCGCTACATAGATGATCTAAGATCTAGTGAGATAAGTAAAAAAATATCAGAACACCCTAATACAGTAAGAGAACATTTAGGTAAAATAAGGGCAAAGGTAACCAATCTTGTGGTAGAATCTAAGATGCGAGATGAAATCAACTTCAGATAGGTAGACAATGAACCTTCAGTCTTTACAGAAAATGAACGAATTGTTAAAAGATTTTATAGGTCCTCAGATAGAGGAGATTATTTCAGCGTATACTACAGATAGCACCAATTCCCTATACTTCGTATCTATACCGGATGTAGATACGCTAGATTTAGGGATCCATGAAATGGCTTCATTGGTTGCGAGAACTTCAAATGTTTATGGAAGAGTTGCACGATTAGCTGGGATGGCTAGAGCTCAATATAAGTTGATAGAAGGAAGTTACAAGAAGGTTTATAAGGCAAATAGAGTTGGAAAGAATGAGGCTGAGCGTGAAGCAAACGCCCTGGAGGCTGCAGAAAACGAATACACTGCTTTAATAACAGCAGAGGCCATCGTAAACTTAGCTGAGTCCATGGAGCTTGCAGCTAGGATAGCATCCGAATCTTCTAGGAAATTAATTGACAAGATTCAATCTATGCAGGTAGCTTCTGTCAGAGAAGAAAAAGGATATTTTAATGATAAAGATTTTAACACCTACTAAAAGTTTAAGGAATCACTTTGTACATAGCTCATTATAAATCGGTTAATTCAGCCACTGAATTTTATTCAAAAGTTAGAGACACCTTAGATTACCCGACTCAAATTGAGCACGAAAAAGAAAGATATACACTTAATTCCACTTACATAATAAATGGTCAAACTCAATTGAAAAACTTTAAGGATAGAATAAAGAGTTTGGGTATTGAAATAGATGTAAGCGTAGATGATAAGTAAGCTGATTTATTGTGATAATAGAAGTATTCTGTGACGGTGCATCAAGAGGTCAAGGTCAAAAGAAAATTGGAGAAGCAGCCTGCGCGGTATCTGTTTATAGAAATAGAAAAAAAATAGCACAGTTTGCTAGGGGTTTAGGTCCAAGAACTAATAATGAAGCAGAGTACGAGGCTGTAATATCCGGACTGCTTATATGTTCTATGGGTGAATTTTACGATCCAATTATATATACTGATTCAGCTGTTGTAGCCAACCACATTAGTGGTAAATGGAAATGTAAACACGACTCCCTAACACCACTGCTCATGACAATAGAAGATATAAGAGATGAATTTAATTTTAAAGTAGTTCAGGTTGAGAGAAGTTTTGTCTGGGAACCCGATGCGCTGTGTAACGAATTTTTGGATAAGTTAGAGGAAAGAAAAGCTAAATCAAAAAAACCTGTGATATAATTACCCAATGCAGAAAAAATATTCAAAAAGTAATCCGATAATTTTAGGCTTAGCAGGACGCGCTGGTAGCGGTAAAACATCTGCAGCCGAAGCACTGTGCCCAAAGGGGTCAATGCAAACGACTTCTTCTGGAATTATATGGGAACACATATTTCATGCTCTTCCTCTTTATGAACTAGCTTCCATAAAGAAGAATATACAAGGCTTCAATGCTAGGTCTAGAAAATTGTATTCTATTCACGAAGTACTGTTCGAGATATACGGAAAAACAGCACTGGGTACAATACCTCCTTATGAGGAATTTGTAGAAAAAGTAAAAAATATTTATGATCTTCCAATAGAAGAAGAGGGTATTAAACCAAGAACTTTTTTGCAGACCGCAGGAGATATCTGCAGAGAAAATTATTCAGAATGCTTCTGTCACTGGGCAGTTATGAAGAGTATGGAATTGTATAGAAAAAATATTAATGAAATAAGAAAAGAAGATGGTGATGAAGATACACCTATTTGTGTTATCATTTCTGATGTACGCTTTATTAATGAGGCTCAATCAATCTTAAAGCAACCTAACGGTATGGTTATTACATATGAAGCTTCTGATGATATCCTAAGAGATAGAATCTTTAAGAGAGATGGTATATTCATGACTAATGAACAACTGAATCATAATTCTGAAAAAGAAATTGATTTAGTAAAAGAAGTATCTACGTTCATTATAAATACTGATAATCTATCGATAGAAGATCAAGCAAAAGCTACACTGCAATTAGTCAAAAATAAAATAGAAACACTAGGAGAGTAATGCCAAAAATAAATGAAAGTATTGTTGAACAATCTGTAAACCCAGTTATGGATGCAGTTATTTCTACCCATCAAAGGGTGGTTGTCACTACAGAACCAGTGCTGACAGTTGCTGTTGGTAGAAAAGTAAATATTGGTAATTTTGAAAACGTGGATATAATGGCGTGTCTGACAGTGCCGATGAATGGGGTTGACCCTTCTAATGGTGAGGATTTTTCTAATGCCATCAAAGAGGCAGCAGCAGAAGCTTTTTCTCTAGTTTCAAGGGAAACAGGAGAGAGGTATCAGCTGATTAAGGAGTCTCAACAGACGAGATAATTTGCATTTATCACACAGTTGCTGTACTATAATAAAACAAACTAATTAAACTAATGAGGTAAAAAATGAGCAAGTTAATTAATAAAATTAAAAGTATCCTTTCTGGTAGTTCGGAAGTTGCTGCTGCTAAGGACGCTGTCGTTAAGGCAGCAAAGGTTGTGGCTGAGGAAGTCGTAGCAGAAGTGCAAAACACCCCTGCCAAGAAAGCTCCTGCCAAAAAGGCTGTAGCCAAGAAGGCCGTAGCAAAGAAAACAAAGTAATTAGATTAAGACCCCCAGCTTGCTGGGGGTCTTTTTTAATATATCAGGAGGGTTATGTCTTTAGCAAAGGCTAGAAAAGTTTCCAAAAATGGTCAAACACCAAAGCCACCAGAAGAGAAACAAAAATGATGACAATACTGTGGAAAATTTGGTTAAAGGTTTATGATCTGTTGGATATTTTAGATACAAAAATTAACAAATAACCTTATTGATAAATTGTTTTATAGTCAATACTATAATAGATGTATTGGAGGTGAATATGGTCATGAAAAGTTTTGTATATGTTAGTGGTCCTAGAATGGGAACCAACAATAGAATGGCCGGCATTGTCGCACCAGGAGAGAAGCCAGTTAAGAAGACTTCTATTAAGAAAAAAAGTACAAGTAAAAAAAAGGGTAAGAAGTAATGGCTAAGTCAGCAGCATGGCAAAGAAAAGCAGGCAAGAATCCTGAAGGTGGTTTAAACGCCAAAGGACGTGCATCATATAAAGCTCAAACAGGTGGCACACTTAAGCCACCAGTTTCCGCTAAGCAAGCTAAGAAGTCACCCAAGTCTGCCGCACGACGTAAGTCATTTTGCGCACGAATGGGCGGCATGCCAGGCCCAATGAAAAAGCCTAATGGTAAACCAACACGCAAAGCACTTGCATTACGCAAGTGGGACTGCTAATATCTTTATATTATCAAAAGGGTAATATATTTTATAAAAAAACAAATAGGAGAAAACAATGGCAATGAAAAAGAAAGCACCAGCAGCAGCAGCAAAGAAGGCTCCAGCAGCAAAAGGTGGCATGACTGCCGCTCAAAAGAAGCTTCCACCATTTATCCAGGCAGCTATAGCTAAAAAGAAGAAGAAGTAATATAATGGCTATGAAAAAGAAGAAGAAGTCGGGCGCAATGCAGACCGCATCCTTAGCCGGTAAGCCAATGATGCAGACTATTTTTCCATTGAAGAAAACAATGCCAAAAGGCAAGGAAGCTTCTTCGAAGTCAAGAAATAAAAAGTAGTCTTTAAAAATCCCCATCTATTTTTTAGGTGGGGATTTTTTTTGTATATGTTACTATATACTTTACCCACTCTATAGGAGATAATTATGAGTAAGAAACTTGCATGGGATTACATTGTTCCAGTAGTACTTCCAAAAGACCTCAAAGGTATTGAACCAGGCAAGCTCCCTGCCAATCTTTTGAGAGCTGTCCCAGGTGGCGGAAAAATGCATTGGATTGCTGCAGCTGCATGGATAGCAATGGTTGAAAAGGCAAAGGCTGAAGGCGTTGAACTAAAACCGACTTCCAGTCGGTGACACATATAGAACTTACGAGAGCCAAAAATCTGGATTTTTAACCCGCTACCAACTTGAGCCAGTGGCAGGAACCAGCACCAAGACATTTGAAGGCAAGACTTGGTACCTTAAAAAAGGTATGGCGATGCTTGCCACGCCGGGTAAATCGCAGCATAACCTTGGTTTGGCCGTTGACGTTCATTCAGCATCAGAACCAAAGCGTCTTAATTGGTTGATTGCAAATGTTAAAGAGTTTGGTTTTTCATGGGAAGTTGTCCCAAGCGAACCATGGCATCTTCGTTATGTTGCAGGCGACAACGCTCCAGCATCAGTGAAGGCATGGATGGAAGCAAACGGAGTGACCGCTCCAGCAGCAGGTGCCCCTGTAACGACTGCAGGAGCCCGTGGAGAGCACACGGCACTCCAGGAAGCCCTAAAGGCTAAGGGTTTCTATAAGGGCAATGTGGATGGGGCTATGTCTCCAGCATTACAGGAAGCAGTTAAAGCATTTAAGGTAGCCAATAAGCTAGCAGCTGACTCAGTTGTTGGACCAAAGGTAAAAGAACTGCTTGGCCTTAAGTGATTCGGTGCTGAAACCCTAATCACTCCAGCGGCTGACATGACTAACTGGCAAAATATTATCGTAGCTTTAATTACTGCAAGCAGTCTCGTTGCAGTAGCATACCTCCAGTTTGTATATAAGGCTGGGAAAAAGCGCGGCGAAGAAGCCAAGGCTGAATGGGTACAGAACAAAGCAGACCATGCAACTGTTGTATCAATGATCCAGCAACTAGGGAAAAGTCTTGGCCGCTCAATTGACAAAACAAATGATTCTGTTGATAGAATAGAGGGTAAGCTCGATACCCACATCAGAGATCATGCAGTAGGCAAGTTCGACATAGATGATGTAAGGTTTAAAACAGGAGAAAAAATTAAAGATGGCAAGTAAAAAATCAGATAAGAAATGGATTGCTGGAGCAATTAAAAGACCAGGAGCTTTCACAGCTAAGGCTAAGAAGGCCGGCAAATCTGTAGCAGGTATGGCAGCTGCCGTATCAAAGAATCCAGGTAAGTACAGCCCTCTCACTCGC